CCCTCAAGGCAGGCGTCCCGTTCCCCGGCACCCACGTCCTCAAGATCAGCAAGGGGGGATACGTCCAGATCGGACGCCACGTCTCCGGCTTCCCCGCCCGCATCCAGTTCGTCGACCCCAAACTCGGCGCCAAACACCTCTTCATCGCCGGCGTCACCGGCTCCGGCAAAGGCGGACTCATCCAGATCGTCGCCCTCGCCGACCACGTCAACGGCCACGCCATCATCTACGCCGACCCCAAAGGCTCTTCCAACCCCGACGTCGAAACGATGGCCTGCTACTCCGGCCTCGGCGAAGACGGCTGCATGCACGCCCTCCGCGTCGCCTACGCCCTCCTCCAGTGGCGCATCGAAGAGTCCGCCCGGCTCAAGATGAAGAACTTCATCGCCACACCCGACCGGCCCTGGGTCCGCGTCATCCTCGACGAGGCCCACGTCCCCCTGACCGAACTAGTCCACTACCGCAAGGAAGCAAAAATCATCATGGAGGCGCTGGCCGCCAAGTCACGCTCCCTGGGCATCATCCTCACCGTCGTCAACCAGGCCGTGAACGCCGACAAGCTCGGCGGCTCCGTCCCCCTGCGCACCAACGTCATCCAGGGCGGCAGCCTCGTCATGCTCCGCACCGACTCCGACCAGCAAAACCTCGTCACCACCGGCTTCGAAGGCGTCGACCCCGGACAGATCCCCGCCGCCTGGGACGTCGAACGCCCCCTCGTCTACGACGAGACCGTCGGGATGAAGGACCCCGAATCCACCTTCGGCCTCGGCTACGCCCTCGGCCCCGGCGGCGCAGCCGAAATGATGCGCGACTTCACCATGGAAACCGCTGCCCCCTACGTTTACCCGGCCGCCGTCGCCTACCCCGCCGACTGGCCGGGCTGGCAGGACCGCGACGCCATCGCCCTGGCCTCCATCCTTCCCGACGGCGAAGACGAGGGCATCGCCATGGAAGCCCTCCCCACCGGCACCGCCACCCTCGCTGGCCCGTCCAAGGAACCCACCGCAGACGAGAAGATCCTCACCGTCCTCAAGGACTCCGCCGACCCCATGGGCGAGGAAGTCGTCTACGTCCACAAGGACGACATTGCCCGCGTGACTGGCCTGTCCGTCTCCACGCTCGAGAACCGGCTCACCCAACTCGTCAAGGACGGCCGCATCCACCGCATGCCCGGCAGCGGCCAAGCGGTCCGCGGCAAGTACGGCCACGGCCCCGCCCCCACAGACAGCCAGGAGGACGCCGACTAGCCCCAGGGGGAAGCGCCTCGGACAAACCCCGCCCCGTACGCCACGATCAGGAAGTGCACGGCCCGGGCCATGCGTCCTTCAGTGTCCCCGCGCCGAAGGAATCTGTACTGGGCCGTGCACAAACCAGATCGGGCAACCCTTCCCCCCCTCAGGCGCTACCCGAGCAGACGCCGGCCCCGTCATCCGTCCCCCGGTGGCGGGGCCGGCCCACGTCTAGGCCTCGGGATGCTCCCGGAACCACGCCACCATCCGCTGCAACGGCACCGACACCGCCAGCGAATTGCCCTTCGCCCCCAGGTTGTCCCGCCCGAAATGGTCGGCCTGCGCCTCCGCCTGATCCACGTAGCCGATCGGCACCGCATACATGCCCCGGTCCTTCGCCTGCATCGCATCCCGGACCTTCACCGCGGCCGCAAGCTTCCTGGTCATGAACGCCTGACAGTCCGCCGCATCCGTACACCCCGACGCCGTCGCATCCTGGTACGCCTCGAACGCGGCCCGCGGCGCCACCACGGCCGCAGACGAAGACTCGGACGCCAACGGCTTCCCACCCTCGTCACCGCCTCCACCGCCCCCGGAACAGCCGGACAGCACCACCACGACGGCTACCAGCACGCTGCTTGCGAGCCCCTTACGCACCTGTCTCATGCGGCGCATGGTCCACCCCAACCCAGACCCGGGGGAACCCAAATGCGGATATCGGCGATCATCCGTAACAGGCGCGGGGCCTGACAACCACACAGCGGGAGCCCCCACCGCCATGACCACCGAACAAGACACGAGCGTCACCTACGTCCGCACCGCCAACATCCCCATCGACGAACTCACCCCCTTCCCCGGCAACGCCAAACGCGGCGACGTCGACACCATCCGCACCAGCCTCCGCCGCAACGGCCAATACCGCAGCCTCGTCGTCCGCGAGATCCCCAACGGGCCCCTCATCGTCCTCGCCGGCAACCACACCCTCCAAGCCCTCGCCGCCGAAGGCCACGACACCGCCCGCTGCGAAGTCGTCCTCTGTGACGACAACACCGCCCGCCGCGTGAACTTGGTCGACAATAAAGCCGCAGAGTTGGGCGGCTACGACCTCGACGCCCTGGCCGAGCTCCTGTCCTACCTCGACGGCGACTACGAGGGCACCGGCTACACCGACGACGACGTCCATGCACTGATCACCCCGCCCGGCATCGAGGAACTCGACCCGGCCAGCGGCGACGAAGACGACACCGACACCACGCCCCCCGGCGAGCCGGTCACCAAACCGGGGGACATCTGGGTCCTCGGCCCCCACCGCATCATCTGCGGCGACGTCCGCGACTACGCCACCGTGGAGCGGCTCCTCGAAGGCGCACGCATCAACATCGCCTTCACCTCACCCCCCTACGCCTCCCAGCGCACCTACGACGAGAGCAGCGGCTTCCGCCCCATCCTTCCGGACGAGTACGTCGACTGGTTCGAAGACGTCCAAGCCAACGTCCGCGCCCACCTCGCCGACGACGGCTCCTGGTTCGTCAACATCAAGGAGCACACCGACGACGGCTGCCGCGACCTCTACGTGAAGGAACTGACCATCGCGCACGGCCGCCGCTGGGGATGGCGCTTCGTCGATGAGCTGTGCTGGGTCGATGCCAGCAATGGGTTCCCTGGGGCGTTCCCTAATCGGTTCAAAGATGCCTGGGAACCCGTCTTCCACTACGCCCTCAACAAGGCGATCAAGTTCAACCCGCTAGCGAACGGCCATGAGAGCGACGACGTCATCAACTACCGCCCCAGTGCACGTATGGCCATGGACGGAAGCGGCTACGGGGAAGGTGAAGAGCGTGACAAGCAACGGGGCATAGCACGCCCCAGCAACGTCATCAGGATCGCTGCGGGAGGAGACGGCTCTCACGCTGCTGCGTTCCCTATCGCTCTTCCCGAGTGGTTCATCAAGGCGTACACCGATGCCCGTGACGTCGTCTTCGACCCGTTCATGGGCTCCGGGTCAACGCTCCTCGCCGCGCACCGCAACGACCGGATCGCCTACGGCACGGAGATCAGCACCGGTTACTGCGACGTCATCTGCCGCCGCTTCCAGCAGACCACCGGAATCCGACCCGTCCTCGCCTCCACCGGTGAAGCCCACGACTTCACCACCGAACCGGCCAACTCATAAGGCGCGCCAACATGCCCGCATCCAAAGCCCAACGGGCCCAGACGGCAGACCGGCGCGCAAAGGCCGTCGCCCTGAAAATTGCCGGACTGGGCTGGCAGGCCATCGCCGACCAGCTCGACTACTCCGATCGTGGCGCCGCGTGCAAGGACGTCACCCGCGCCCTCGAAGCCAGCCTGGCCGAAGAGTCCGAACAGGTTGCGCTGCTCCGCCACGTCACCGTCCAGCGCTACGACCGGCTCCAGGCCGCATGGTGGCCCAAAGCCCTCCAGGGCGACGTGAAGGCCGCCGAGATCATCCTGAAGATCCTCGCCGGACGGGCCAAGGTCGAAGGCACCGATGCCCCCATCCGCGCGGAACTGTCCGGCCCCGGCGGTGGACCCATCGCCCTGACCACCGCGGAAATGGACGAGTTCGAGACCCTCCTCACCGCCGGCGACGTCCCTACAGCATCCCCGGACAGGCAGGACGCCGGTGACGACGGCGACTGACCACCGTCAGGGCGTGCTGCTGTCCCGCTACCGCACCCTCGGCCGGGATCAGCGGCGCGCCCTCGCCCGGCAGGCGTCCCCGGAGCTGCGTGCCACTCTGGCTGCGGTGGAACGGCAGATCGCCATGGACCGATCGCCCGGCGCCATGGCCTCCGTGCTCACCGACGGCCGGGAGAAGCAGGCCCCGCACCTGGCGCTCATCGACCAGGCCTTCGCCCGGATTGCCGCGGGGGAGCGGTTGCAGGTCATGCTGACGATGCCTCCTCGGCACGGGAAGTCGCAGCGTGCCTCCCGATGGGGGCCGCTGTGGTACCTGCGCCGGCACCCCACCCACCGGGTCATGCTCGCCTCCTATGGCGCCGACCTCGCCGACGACCACGGCCGTTGGGTCCGTGACCAGCTCCGCGAGCACGAACACACCCTCGGTATCAGCCTGAACCCGGCCTCCCACGCCGCGAACCGATTCGACCTAGAGGCCCCCCGCGGCTCGAGCGTGCGCGGCGGCATGGTCACCGCCGGTGTCGGGGGAGGTCTCACCGGTAAGGGCTTCAACCTCGGCGTCATCGACGACCCGTTCAAGGGCCACGACGACGCCTCCAGCCCCGCGCAGCGCGAACGGGTGTGGGAGTGGTACCGGTCGGTGTTCTTCACCCGCCGCGCCCCCAAAGCGTCCCTGATCTTGATCAACACGCGTTGGCACGAGGACGACCTGTCCGGGCGGCTCCTCAAGCACGAACCCCACCGCTGGCTCCAGATCGATCTGCCTGCCCTCGCCGACAGTCCCGACGACGTCATCGGCCGCGCCCTCGGCGAACCACTGTGGCCCGCCCAGTACGACGCGCAGGAGCTCGCCGACACCCGCGAGTCTGTCGGCGAACGCGTCTGGTACGCCCTCTATCAGCAGAAGCCCCGACCGCTCGAAGGCGGCGTATGGAAGTGGGCGTGGATCACCGGCCACCGCCTCACGCCCGAGGCCTGGACCGGTATCACGCCCACCCGGGTCGTCGTCGCCGTCGACCACGCCGGAGGCGACTCCCTGCGCAACGACGAAGTCGGCCTCATCGCAGCGGCCCGCGACACCGAAGGACACCTGTACGTCCTCGACGACCGCTCCCGGACCATGGGCGCCGACACCTGGGGCACCGAGGTCTGCCGGCTCGCCATCGAACGACAGGCCGACGCGATCATCGTGGAGAACAACTTCGGCGGCGACATGGCCCGCCAGATCGTCACCCAGGCCTGGCGGGCCCTCGAGCAAGAGGGCCAGACCAAGGGCCTGCTCATGCCGACGATCATCGAAGTGCACGCCAAACAAGGCAAGAGGTTGCGCGCCGAGCCGATCGCCCAGCTGTACTCCCGCGGCCTGGTCCACCACGTCGGCGAGTTCACCGACCTCGAGGGCCAGATGGTCACCTGGATCCCCGGCATGGACTCCCCAGACCGCATGGACGCCGCCGTCCACGCCCTCACCGAACTCGCCGACCCCGCCCAGCAGGGCCTCGGCACCCAGCACTACAGCGACCAGCGGCTCCGCGGCCGCCGATAGGAGACACCCGTGTACGAATACGCCGCCCGCTGCACCAACATCGTCGACGGCGACACCATCGACCTCCTCGTAGACCTCGGCTTCGGGATCCACTCCCAGCAGCGCGTGCGCCTCCTCGGCATCAACTGCCCCGAACACGGCACCATCGCCGGGGACGACGCGACCGCCTTCACCAAGCAGTGGATCGAGCAGCACGGCCCTGATCTCACCGTGCACACGGTGAAGGACCGCCGGGAAAAATTCGGGAGGCTGCTCGCGCAGGTCACCGTCGCGGGCCGGAGCCTGAACAACGACCTGGTAGAGGCGGGCCTGGCCGTCGACTACGACGGCGGCCACCGCACCCTCACCGCACAGCCGGGGGAAGCCGACCCCACCCACCCCGTACCCTGATGATCAGGCGCGGGGCCTGCGAGTGAGGGAGTAGCGGTGGGCCTACGCGAGGTCGTCATTCACGCCTGGTCGTGGCTGAACTACAAGCCCGTCTACTCCGGCCACCACCACGACATGCCGGGCATGCCCAACCGGCGCGCGTTCCCCGAGGCCAACGCCATGTGGGTCCCCGAAGAGGACCAGCGGCGCCTGGCCGCATACAAGCTGCTCGCCGCCTACGACCAGAACCAGGCCTTCGAGATGGCCGAGGTCGCCGGCGACCACCACGCCCGGGAGAAGCGGGAGTTCGGCGACCCGTCCATGTTCATCGAGACGGTGATGTCGCACGTCCTCGGCCGGGAGCAGACCATCACCGTGCAGGGCGCCGACGCCGACACCGAACAGCCCACCGCCGAGGAGGCGATGGCCGCCCGGATCCAGGACCAGCTGCGTGAGTGGGCCGACAACGAACTCCTGCCGATGCGGATCCAGCAGTGCGAACGGAAGTCCGTCAGCCTC